GTCCACAAACCTAATTCTATCAATATCTTAGAGGTTTGTTAAGCCATTGATTATCTGGTAAAATGAAAACAACAGTTAATATTATGAATGACGACACTTACAAAGAAATACAAAGTAATGGCAAAGCCAAAGGCAAAAGAACACTACGTCAATAACAAAGACTTCCTGGATGCCATTGAGATCTACTTCGCAGAGGTAAAGAGAGCAGAGGCAGCAGGACTTCCCAAGCCACCAATCCCTCGTTACATTGGTGACTGTTTCTTGAAGATGGCCAACCGTCTGTCTTACAAACCAAACTTTGTCAATTACATGTTCCGTGAGGACATGATCTGTGATGGAATTGAGAACTGTGTTCGCTACATTCACAACTTCAATTCTGAGAAGTCAAAGAATCCTTTTGCTTACTTCACTCAGATCATTTACTACGCATTCCTCAGACGCATCTCTCAAGAGAAGAAGCAACTGGAGATCAAAAATAAGATTCTGGAAAGAACCAACTTTGATGAAGTGTTCGATGCCAACGATCTTGATTCATCCAATTATTCGGATTACAATAGCATCAAGGATGCTGTGCACAGTAAGTTGAGATACTGATGAAAGTTGCCATTATTACGGACACACATTACGGTGCTCGTAAAGGTTCACAACTGTTTCACGATTACTTCGAAGAGTTTTATAAAAACGTTTTCTTTCCGACTTTGGATGCAGAGGGTATCACCACCGTCATTCATATGGGTGATGCCTTTGACAGTCGCAAAGGAATCGAATTCAAATCACTCACCTGGGCAAAGAGAGTTGTCTTTGATCCTCTGAAGGAAAGAGGAATCGAAGTCCACTTGATGGTGGGTAATCACGACGCTTATTATAAGAACACAAACGAAATCAACGCTGTTGATCTTCTGTTGCGTGAGTATGATAATGTCAATGTATATTCGACACCAACAGAAGCGAAGATTGATAATTTAGACGTACTGTTCATCCCATGGATTAATCAAGAAAATGAAGAAACAACTGTCAAAACAATTCAAAAGACTCGTTGCTCGTGTGCGATGGGGCACCTTGAACTCAACGGATTTAGAGTTAATCGACAGATCGTCATGGACCATGGTCTGGAAAGCTCAATATTTGAGAAGTTCGAAAAGGTCTTTTCAGGTCACTACCATACTCGGTCAACTGACGGACGAATCTTCTACTTAGGAAATCCTTATGAGATGTTCTGGACGGATGTCAATGACAAGAGAGGTTTTACCATCTTTGACACTGACACTCTGGAACACACTTATGTCGATAATCCTTATCGGATGTTCTATCAAATTCATTATGATGACACCGATCACCAACTCTTTGATGCCACACCTTATGTAAATAAGATTGTCAAAGTTGTTGTTAAGAACAAATCAAACACAGTCAAGTTTGAGAAGTTCATTGATAAACTTTATCAAATTGGAGTTGCAGATCTCAAGATCGTTGAGAACTTTGACTTCAGTGGTTGGTATGATAAGGAAGGAGAGGATGTGATTGAGTCAGAGGACACATTGTCAATTCTGGATCGTTACATCGAAGAGTCAGAAACAGAACTCGATAAAGGCAAGATTCAAAATCTAATCAGAGGAATCTATCAGGAGGCATGTGAGTTAGTCTAATGTTTATCATCGCAGTCGATGGCAAAGAAAGGGAGGGTGCTTATTCAGTCAAAAACGAAGATGGAGAATCGATTCTTTACATCTTTGAAGAACTGGATGATGCTGCTCGTTATGCCATGCAACTGGAGGACATTGGATTTCCTGAGATGCACGTCTTGGAGGTGGAGGATGAAATAATGTTAAAGACTTGTGAAATTCACGATCACTGTTATACTATAATAACGAAGGATGACATTGTAATTCCTCCTCATAGTCTGGAAGAGCATGATTACATTTGAGAAGATTCGCTGGAAAAACTTTTTAAGTACTGGCAATCAATTTACTGAAGTTGAACTCGATAAGAACACAACAACTCTAATTATTGGATCTAACGGAGCAGGTAAGAGCACCATCTTGGATGCTCTTACTTTTTCATTGTATGGAAAGTCTTTTCGTAAGATCAACAAACCACAGTTGGTGAACTCCACCAATGAGAAGAACTGTCTGGTTGAGATTGAGTTTACGGTCAACAGCACAGAGTGGAAAGTGATTCGTGGAATCAAACCTGCTGTGTTTGAGATTTATCGAGACGGACAAGTTCTGGATCAGAATGCATCTGCTGTGGACCAACAACGATGGTTGGAGCAGAATGTTCTCAAGATGAATTACAAGAGTTTCACTCAGATCGTGATTCTCGGAAGTAGTTCATTTGTCCCGTTCATGCAACTGCCTGTTGCTTCTCGCAGAGAGGTGGTGGAAGACCTGCTGGATATTCGCATCTTCTCATCGATGAATGGACTTATCAAGGATAAGATTCGCTCCCTTCGTGAAGAAATTCGAACTCTGGATTTGAAGAAGGACAATCTCAAAGAGAAAGTTGAGATGCAGAGGAACTTTATCGATCAGTTGGAAAAACGTGGTTATGATAACATCAAAGAAAAGAAGGATAAGATTACCACTCTGATGCAGAGTGTGGAGGATTACAGTAAGGATAATCAGGATCTTGAATCCAAATCGTCAACTCTTCAAAAAGAATTAGAAACAGTCTCTGATGCAACTAAACGACTGAAAGAGTTTGGAAGTGTCAAAGGTAAACTCTCACAGAAGATTTCTGTGATTGTGAAGGAACATAAATTTTTTAATGAGAATTCGGTTTGCCCAACCTGTACACAATCCATAGAAGAAACCTTCAGAATAAATAGAATTGAGGACTCTCAGAATAAAGCTGCTGAGTTGCAGAAGGGTTATAAAGAACTCGAAGAAGCAATTAAAAAGGAAGAATTGAGGGAGTCCACTTTCCAAAGAGTTTCAAAGGAGGTCACTCAACTTTTACATGGCATTTCTCAAAACAATACTCGGATCTCTGGTTGTCAGCAACAAATCACACAACTGGAATCTGAAATTCAAACAATTACCGAGCAACTTGAGAACAGAAATTCTGAACATGAAAAGTTAGAGGACTTCAAGGAAAAACTTCAACAGACTTTTGAGGATGTTGGAGAAAGAAAAGAGGATACTTACTATCATGACTTTGCTTATAACCTCCTGAAGGATGGTGGAGTCAAGGCAATGATCATCAAGAAGTATCTACCACTGATCAATCAGTCGGTAAATAAGTATCTTCAAATGATGGACTTCTACATCAACTTCAAACTTGATGAAGAGTTCAACGAAACGATTGAATCACCGATTCATGAAGACTTCACTTACGCTTCTTTCTCGGAAGGAGAGAAGATGAGAATTGACCTTGCTCTGCTGTTTACCTGGAGAGAAGTGGCAAGGTTCAAAAACTCAGTCAATACTAATCTCTTGATCATGGACGAAGTGTTTGATTCGTCTTTGGATGGATTTGGAACAGAGGAGTTCCTGAAGATCATTCGGTTCACAATCAAAGATTGTAATATCTTTGTTATATCTCACAAGTCTGGACTTGACGACAAGTTCAACAGTGTCTTACAATTTGAGAAGATCAAGGGATTCAGTCGAGTTGTCTCCTAAAACAAAAGTTCATTAAAAACTCGACACATTCCTTGATTGTCACTAAATAAAAACATGAAGTGAGGTAATCAGTTTATGAAAAACCTTGTCTCTTATAATGAGTTGGCAACTTGGGAAGTGAAAGACACGCCACGGCTGGAGGACATAAATGACCGTGTGGCAGATTACTTTTCCTGCATTGCCGAGGTGGGAGTAAACGATCACGAAGCAAAACGATTCTGTCGCCACATTCTGACCGAGTAACTTAAGGGAGGAGAGACCGACCGACAGGCCCCCGAGGAGATTCCGACTCTGAGGGGGTTTGGTTATACCAATTGAATATCTGTCCGTCACCCAGGTTTCCGCCTGGGTTTTGTTGTAAGATGGAATCAAAGCAGAGAAATCAATGATCAACTACGAAATCAAATCACAACTCGCCAAACTGCTTGCGACTGAAGATCTCGTGGTTGAACACCGCAACGTTCCCACGGCGTGTTTTGACGTGGGTCGCAGGGTTCTGACTCTTCCTCTCTGGCAGAAGGCATCTGAAACGGTTTATGACCTTCTGGTGGGGCACGAGGTTGGTCATGCCCTTTACACCCCAGACCAGGACTTTCCTGAGGGTCTTCCACCCCAGTTCATCAACGTGGTGGAGGATGTTCGCATTGAGCGTTTGATGAAGCGTCGTTATCCTGGACTGCTCAAGAGTTTTTATAATGGTTATCGAGAACTCGTTGAGATGGACTTCTTCGAGATCGAAGATGAAAAACTCGAATCTCTCAACCTTGCCGACCGTGTAAACCTGTACTATAAGATTGGACCTCACGTCAACATTCCAATTGAAGATGGACGCGAGACTGAGATTATGGAACAGATCGGTGATGCAGAGACCTTTGAGCAGGTCTTAGATGCTGCTCGTGTTCTGTTTGAGTACTGCAAAGAGAAGGTCGAACAGAAAAAAGAACAACCTCAGGAAGTTCAGTCTGAAAAGAAAGGCAACGTTGATATGTCTTCTTCTGGTGCGAGTGGTGGTCAGTCTGAGATTGAGCAACAGACACAAGAGGAATCTTCCGCTGAGCAACAGACTGAGCAACAGACTGAGCAACAAACTGAGAAACAAGAACTGGAAGTTCAGACTAGCAAGTCTCTTGAAGAGAATCTGCAAAATCTGATTCAACAGGACACTCTTCATAATGTTTATGCTGAGAATCCAGAAGTGAATCTCGATAACATAGTGGTAAGCAACTCTCAAGTTCACGGGGAATTGACTGGTCATTTTATGTCACAACTGGAACCGATGAAGATGACCGATCATCTCGGCAGAGAGCACACTTATCGGGCAAATTATGATTACGTTGATGGGTTGTTTCAGGACTTTAAAAAGTCAGCACAAAAGGAGGTGAATTACCTTGTCAAAGAATTCGAATGTCGAAAATCTGCTGATTCTTATGCTCGTTCTGCTGTTAGTCGGAGTGGAGTGTTGGACTGCTCTAAACTTCACACTTACCGATTTAATGAAGACCTGTTCAAAAAGGTCACAGTAGTTCCCGATGGTAAGAATCACGGTCTAATTTTTGTTCTTGATTGGTCTGGATCGATGGCACAATATCTGATGGACACGATCAAGCAACTCTATAATCTTGTTTGGTTCTGTCAAAAGGTTCAGATTCCTTTTGAGGTGTATGCCTTCAGTAATGCCTATAATTACATCCGCTTCAGAAAGGATGATCAATATAAATTGCCAATTGATCACGAAGATAAAATTGAAAATCAATTTGTGATCGATGAGGATTTTGCTCTCCTTCAATTCTTTACCAGTGGTGTTAAGAAAGCAGAACTCGAAAAACAGATGAAGAACATCTGGCGAATTGCTTACGGTGTTGATCACCATACGGATTATGTGATTCCTGGTCCTTATCAACTTTCTGGAACTCCCCTTCACGAAGCATTGATTTGTCTTCACAAGATCATTCCTCAGTTTCAAGCAAAGAAGAAAGTTCAAAAGGTTCAATGTGTGATTTTGACTGACGGTGAGGCACCTCCTCTTCCCGTCTATCGTTCTTATGCTTATCGAGATTCTGAGAAGATGGGAACTGTTCACTTGCGTCCAGATCACTCATTCCTCCGCAATCGTAAGACAGGGCACGTTTATAAGATTCCTTATTCTTACAGTGGTTTTACCAGCGTGTTTCTTGAAGATCTTCGACAGTGTTTTCCAAAAGTTAATTTCATTGGCATTCGCATTCTTTCCTCTTCTGAGATGAGGCATTTTATTGGTCGTTACAGTGAGGATGCATCTGGTGAACTCTTGAAGAAAGCAAGAAAAGAAAAATCTTATGTTGCCAAAGATTCTGGTTATCATCAGTACTTTGCAATTATTTCAAGTTCTCTTGCTAATGATGTTGATTTTGAGGTTGATGATGGTGCATCCAAAGTTCAAATCAAGTCTGCATTTGCTAAGTCTTTGAAGAACAAGTCTCTAAATAAAAAAGTTCTCAATCAGTTTGTGGAACTGGTTGCTTAGGACAGATTGGAAACTGTCTCTGCTTTAACAAGTGGGGACAGAAATGGATTATAGTAAGTTCAGTTGAAAAGAAATTCGAATGGCACTCAGTCCAGAGTACATTGTTTCCTCACTCCAGCAACTTTACGGTGACCAGGTAACTTCTGGAGACATTCGTGCCTGGTGTGCGATGAACGGAAATAATTATCAAACAGTTACAAAGAAACTTGAGAATTACAAAATCTCTCGTGGCAGGTGGGATCTCAACACCACAGAGCAACTTGAGCATTCTTACAACCAACCTGCAGCGATGCCTGCAGTTGAACAAAACTTGATTCCAGAACAAGATGATACCTTCGTCTCTTTTGGTTGCCACGGCGATATTAAGAAAATTATTCGCTCCCGTCTTTTTTATCCAACATTCATTACGGGTCTGTCGGGTAACGGTAAAACGTTATCTGTCGAACAAGCGTGTGCATCCCTAAATAGGGAGTTGATTCGCGTGAACATCACCATTGAGACTGACGAGGATGATCTTATTGGTGGGTTCCGTCTTGTTAATGGCGAAACTGTCTGGCACAATGGACCCGTCGTGGAGGCTCTGGAACGTGGAGCTGTTCTCCTTCTAGACGAGGTTGACCTGGCATCTAACAAGATTCTGTGTCTGCAATCCATTCTTGAGGGTAAAGGTGTCTTCCTGAAGAAGATCGGCAGGATGGTTCATCCCAAGCGTGGTTTCAATGTCATTGCCACTGCCAACACAAAAGGTAAGGGTTCTGAGGATGGTCGCTTTATTGGAACCAATGTTCTCAATGAGGCA